GAGAATTTCTTCTCATTAACATTTTTCCAAGTAAACAAATTACGAATCGGACGCTCTTGATCGAATGTTCCATCCTGTGGGATCCGCTCCAATAGACCAAAGATCGCCTTATGAAGGCGGTCCATAATCCATTGTGTCCAAGGATCGACCATGGCAAACACGCGAACCTTACCCGCTGGTTCCGGTTTGAACCCAAGTTTCCCAAGCCAATTAGTTGCTTCAAAAGGGCAATTAGGCCCCCTTGGAGATAAGGGAAGAGATTCTTCCCAAACCCACAACTCTTTGGCCCAAGATTCTATCCGATTCAACATCCACTGGTTCCCAGTCATTTTACACCAATCTTGCAAGATCGGGTATAGAGGACTGTGAAGCCATGTAAATGCTGAAGCAAGAATAGATGCAGGAGATGTACTTTGAGCTCCGCTCGAAATATTACCTCCACGCACCGCGGGTCCAGACTTAGAAATCAGGAAGGGTTTGGCTCGCAGTCCCTTCAAGAACTCAAGGGGACCCTCGCCCTCTTCAGACCATAGTGCATCAGTTACTGTTCCCTCTGTATGGAACAGTTTCTTCAACACATGGACGAAGTGGTTGAATACGAATTGACTAAATTCGTATGTCATAGAAGGGTCTCCTCCGTATTCTTTGGTGATCGTACTGATCTTTACAGTTCCAGGGAACTCCAATACTCGGTACAGACCGAATAGAGTTGCCCAGAACCGTATTGTCCAAATACAACCAGATCGAATACGAGCTCTATGTAGAGCGGGAATTATTGAAGGGATCCCACTATGCGTTCGACCGACTCTGGCCCCAAAGGGCGTCAAATCGTGTAGCCGCTGTCCCCCTACCACTTGCTGGAGCATTGAGGAACAAGCCTTGAGATAAATCACAAGGTACTTAATTCCTCCATGTTTATACAACATATGGTATGAGGCCAACGTAGTGATAACCACCTTGACGACTGAAAGGTTGACTCTCCGTCCCAGCAGCGATACACATCCAAGGATGTGTACCACCGCCGGACGCCCAAGTTTTACCTTGAGCATGGCACTAAGAGACGCATAAGAGCTAAGCAGTCGAGAATACGCACGACCAAGCGTTCGCTTGATGTTTGTG